ATTATGAAATCATCAATTTTTTACAAAAAGCAATTGGATATACGCTTACTGGAGATATATCCGAACAAGTGATGTTTTTCTTGTATGGTACCGGCAGAAACGGAAAATCAACCTTCATTAATACCATTCAAACTTTGCTTGGTGATTATGGTAGGCAAACAAATAGCGATACTTTCATTAAAAAGAAAAACGATAACGCTGTAAATAACGATATTGCAAGATTGGATGGAGCAAGATTTGTTTCAGCTGTGGAAAGTGAAGAAGGGCAGCAGTTATCTGAATCGTTGGTTAAGCAAATAACTGGTGGAGAAAAAATATCTGCACGATTCCTTAGACAAGAATTTTTCGAGTTTACTCCTGAATTTAAAGTATTCTTCACAACCAATCATAAGCCCATTGTAAAAGGTAGCGATGAAGGAATTTGGCGAAGAATTAGACTGATTCCATTTACCGTCACCATACCAAAGGAAAAGATCGATAAAGAGTTACCGAAAAAACTTGAAAAAGAAATGTCTGGCATCCTTAAATGGGCTGTTGATGGTTGTTTGAAGTGGCAAAGTGAAGGATTGGGAGAACCAGAATCTATTAAGCAAGCGACAGAAAGTTATCGTGATGAAATGGATATTTTGGGTCCTTATCTCTCGGAAAGATGCATTATCAATCCTCTCGCAAAAGTCGAAGCGAAAAACATATTTGATGATTATAAAAAATGGTGTTTTGAAAACGGAGAGATTGAATTAAAAAATCGTGCATTTTACCGTCAATTAGAAACAAGAGGATATAAAAAAGCAAACGGGGCTAAAAATAAAGTTTACTTTTTCGGTGTGGGGTTGATTGGCAACCCAGGTTTTGCAGAAGGATATGGGGTTAACGAATGGGTTAACGAAATTAATCAAAAAGATGAATTAATTAACCCAAATATAGTTACTCCAATAAATCGAAAAAAGCTTTAAAAACCTTGATAAATCAATGTTTATTTATATATTTATTGTTTATTTATATATAAAAAATAATATAAGGGTTAATAAGGGTTAATAAAAATACATGTTCCATTTTATAAGAAAAACATATAAAAGCATATGGCATATATACATGTGAAACTGGTAATGTAAAAACCATTAACCTCCGTTAACCCAAACGCTCAAACCATTGGTATTACTTGGTTTATACAGGTTAATGAATGATTTTATTTATTAACCCTTTATTAACCCGTTGAAAAAAGGTGAAAAAATTGCATCCAAAACAAATCATTAAAGATATTCAATCGATGGGTTCAAATCTCACTGTGGAAGGTGACGATCTTTATATAGACAATCCTATGAATATCTATCCTGAAATAGAACAAGTTGTTAAGGATTATAAAAAATGGATTGTTTCATACCTCAAAGGTGAGTATTCGAATCAGGACCATGCGATTAAACAAACCATTGATAAAATATTTAATTTTTACCTTTGTATAGAACAAGAAATGAATGACAAGATTGGCAAATGGCTGAATGAAGATGAAGGTACTCCAATTATGGTAATGGAGTTAATAAAGCAGTTTGCTAAAAATGGATGGTTTCCACCTGATCCGTTAGCAAATTATGAATCTGATGAAACAGATACCCTTTCAAAAGAATTATTTGAACGGTCCATGAATTACTTCAGGAAACGGAGTTGAAAGATTTGCTCCATTACAAATTTACAGATAAAGAAATCAAAACCATCTTAGATAGTCTCATCCTCATTGTGGATACCAGGGAGAAAAGCAATCAGCATATCGTTGATTATTTTCGAAAAAAGGAAGTACCTTTCAAATTTCAGAAACTTGATACCGGTGATTATGCTGCGATGATACCAGCTAATCCAGAATTGGGACTTCTGCGAGATTTATATTTTGATATTGTCATCGAACGGAAAGCAAACATAGATGAATTTGCCCAAAACACCAAAGAGGATCGTTTTGAGAATGAATTGATTCGTAGTCATGGGATGAACTTCTTATTAGTTATTGAAGATACCTACGAGAACCTTTTAAACGGGGTATACAGAAGCAAATATAAGCCACAGGCACTATTGGGTAGGTTAAAGGCTTTCGAAGCTAGATATGGCTTTAATACTGTTTGGATGGATAAAAAATTAATGGGTAATTTTATATACCATCATTTGTACTATCAAGTTAGAAATTTATTAAAGGAATAGGGGTGGAAAACTAATGCCTGGTAAGCATTGGACAATGGAAGAAGAAGATTTTTTAAAAGAAAAGGTTGGAACTTTAAGTTTCCCGGGGCTAGCTAAAAGGTTAGGACGATCAGTCAATGCTATTGAGGTAAGGGTTAGACGTTTAGGAATTGAAAATACAAAATTGTTGTCTGGAAAATTAACAGCCAATGAATTAGCAAATGCATTAAATGTAGATAGTCACGCTGTTTATCGTTGGATAGAAAATCATGGTTTAAAATCAGTTAGAAAAGTTACACGACAAACAGCAAAATTCAACTTGATTAGCGTTGATGATTTTTGGAAATGGGCAAAGAAAAATAAAGAAAAAATCAATTTCTTTAAAATCGATCCACTTTTACTATTACCTGAACCAGTATGGGTAAAAGAAGAACGTCAACGAGATTATCACTGCATACCTAAACGCCAGGCAGCTATATGGTCCGATGAAGAAGATAAAAGGCTTATAAGTTTACTTAATGGCAATTACACGCAAAAAGAAATCGGTGAATTCTTGAATCGAAGTGAAAATGCAGTACAACGCAGAGTCTCCCGATTAAGAGAAAAAGGGATTATTCCAAGGAAAAAAATATCCTTGCGTTGGACAAGAAAAGAAGTTCGAATGTTTCTGGATCTTGAAAGTATGGGTTTATCTGATGATGAAATAGCTTATGAACTTGGCAGAGAACGGATCCACATTGTTGATAAAAGAAGGAACATGCGAAAATACGGAGATTATCAAGGTAGGAAACGCCAAGTGATTTCATGAGGGAGTTGATCCTATGGACCATATCGATTACACCGCGTTAAAGGATAAATTGGATAATGCCACATTGCAAAATAAACAATTACGCAGGGCTAACATCAACAAAGATAAAACCATTCGCCATTTACGCAGAGTGATTAAAAAACTCAAAGATGAAGCTGCTAAGGACAGGAAACCGCATTATAAAAATGGTAAGAGAGGAACGATAAAAAACGGATGATTAAATTTGAAAATACTGAAGTTTTTAACTTAGATGGTGCTATTCGTGGAATGCGGAATAGTTGGGAGTCTTGGGATAAATCGGATAGTAAATGGTCATTGGATGATGCTTATGAAGAAGTTGAATTCAAAGTAGGCTATGAAGACCACAAACTTGCTATGAAACTTTCGAAAGCTGGCTCTGATCACGGTAAGTATTTAAGACAGATTCTTATATCAGTGGATATTATCGCACCTGAGAAATGGTGGTCAGAATTTGATACCTACAAAGTGGGGACCGTGGCGAATAGTACAAGCATGATGCACACGTTAGGAAAAGATTATATTCCTGCCTCCGCTTTCAGTTTTGAAGATTTAGATGATGATATTTTGGATGCCTATATCGACTTATTAAACGTAGCCCAGAAACGTTGGGTAAATTCAGGTAAGAAAAAACCTTCTCGAGAATGGCGGCAAATGGTTTTCTTAACCGCTGTGGGTTTTAACTATCGTAGAGCGGTAACGGCAAACTATCAAGTCTTAAAGAATATTTATCATAGCCGTAAGAACCACAGATTAAGCGAATGGCATGATTTTTGTAAGTGGATTTATGAATTGCCTTATTCGGAATTAATCACGCTTAGAGAACCATTTTAAGGGGTGTTAAAAGAATGGATGAAAACATTTTAGCCTTTAAAGTCAGTCGCATTTTAGGTGTGGATGTAAATCGCGTTAAATGGGATATGCCATTACCTGAACAGATTGAAAAATTGGTTGAGTTTATCGAATTGATTGCTAATAAAGTTGATGTGGATTTGTATGAATAATAACGTCAAAGTGATCAAAACCAAAAATGGTGTAGCAACTGTGATTGAATACAACGGACAAAGATACATTCTACAGCATGAAAATCAGTTTAAGAGAACGTGAACAATTGAAAGAAAAGATGTCGTAGGAGTGAAGACAATGATTTATATGCCAGAAGAAACAAACGAAGATAGGATTAATCAATTAGAAAAGGAAATTGAAGAATTGAAAGATGAACTATTCGAAGCCTACAGAATGCAATTAAAGGGAATGGTTGTCGGAGGTCAATTAGATTGGGTCAGAAATCGTATGAGAGAACTAGAAGACTAATACGTCTTTCGACCAAATTATGAAGGAGGAAAATTCATGTCCGTAAAAGTTGAAATATTAGAAAAAGTCATAAAAGAATGTGGGTTGTCATTGCCGGAGCTTCATGATCTTCTTTCGAAAGTGGATTCACTATTCTGGGAAGAGGCTAATAAACAAAAGGAGCTGGCGGAGTGACATGGAAGATTCAAAGAAAGTTAGTTTTTATCTTAATAAATTAATTGACTTGGAGGAACAACATGGCTAAATCAAAATTTATCGAAGACAAAGAACGGATTCAATATAAAAAACAATTAGCTGAATTAATGCAGCAGATCAATCCAAAGCAAGCGAAAGAATTAATTGAGAAGTTAAAGAAAGATCGGTTAAATATGCGAGACCTACCGTACTAATTCTCTCAAAAGGTGTGATGTTCGATGTTTAATTTGCAACAAAATATGAAACGTAATTTTGTTTTGGAGCAATTAAAAGAAAAAGGCATTACTCATTCTCAAACAGGTACAAGCATCGATGAACTTACTTATGATGAATTGAAATATGAATTGGTTTTATCAAGTTTTAAAGAAATCGATATAGAGATCGGTGAAAATAAATGGTTTTAAGATGGGAAGAAGCAACAAAAAAACAATTGTTAACAATCTGTCTTTTTGAAGAATGCCCTATTGAATATAAATATCCTGCAGCACGGGAACTTCAGCTAAAAAGATGGGGAGATCATTTTATTCAAAAATTAGTGAAATATTGGGGCATGGGATTTAGTGATATGCAAATTGCTGATTTGTTTGGCGTTGAATTGTGGGAAGTCAAAAATCAATTACAAAAATATAAATTATACGGATCCAGAGTGAAAGGAAGTAAAAAATAATGAACGTTGATAATAAAGTATATGAAGTCTCGAAACTAATATATGAGAATAAGAATAATTCGATTAACGAAACAGATTTTGGAGGCAGTAACATCGTGAAGTTTGCAGAATATCAAGAATTAGCATTACGCACACGCAACAAAGATTTAACGAAAAATGAAGCCTATTGTAATTATTCCATGGGATTAAATGGCGAAGCTGGAGAAGTTGTGGATTTATTAAAGAAAGTTGTTTTCCACGGTCATGAAATGGAACCTCTTGAATTGGCAAAAGAGTTAGGCGATTGCCTTTGGTACCTAACAAATTTATCGAATTCGGCTGGATTTTCATTAGAGGAAATCGCAACGATGAACATTGTGAAATTGATGAAACGTTACCCGAATGGATTTGACCAACAAGCTAGTATTAATCGTGTTGAGTAGGTGATTGAATGCAATTAACTCTGTTGGACATAAAATTAACCAAAGAAGTTAAACGGCAGGCAGAAAAGCTTATGAGCCGTTATAAAATGTATGAGGCTATCATCGAAAGTAAAAAGATGGACTTAGAACCGAAATTAACGCCAGGTTATTCTGGGTCCGAAAGCCAAAGAGGTAATCAATTTTATAGCGAACCCGAAAAGATTGCCTTAACTGAAATCGAATTAGATGAATATACACGGACGGTAAGAAAATTAGATTTAGTGTATGAATCGTTAAGACCGATTCAACAGCAAATTTGGGAACATCGTTATCTGTTAGATCGCTTCGATGTGGATGTTTATAAAGATTTAAAAATTCCTGATCGTACTTATTATCGTTTGAAAAGAGAAATGATTGCGGTTGTTGCTGAAGCATTTGGAATTGTGGCTGAATGAATATTTGAAAGAAAAGACATAACAAGAGGTGAATTGTAATTTGTCTAAATTACCAAGTGAAATAAAAGTTAAGGTATCTGTTTCTGAATTAGTTGGAAATGTTGAGGAATTAAAGGACATTAAAGCAAAAAAGAACGGTGAAATAACTGTTAAAGAACTAATTAGAATTTTGTTAAATGAGCTTTACGGTAATGAAATCGAAGAATTGGTAGTAGTAAGGAAATATAAAAATGGAACTGTTGCAAGCGGTTGGACTTGTTTGGATGGGATTATCGGTTTAGGTATGGCAGAGTTCTTAAAAATGCATATGAAAGAGGAACTTATTTAAGACGTCTTACGACCAAAATGTGTCGTAAAGGAGGTGATCGTATGGGCATTAAACCAGGTGGCTAATTTTTGGCAGAATAACGCAGTAATCCAGCAGTACTTTTTTAAATTGAACGTATTATAATAGTATTATCAAAGGTCTCGGAAAAGACCTTACGTGCATATTCTAGTTTGTTAAACGCATTTCTAGTTGTAGTACCTTTCATTTTGAAGGGTACTTTTTTTATATTCGATATTCTGCACCTGGACGATTTAATATGTATCATGACATATCAATCGTTTTTCTACCTCCTTTCTGCATTGATCCCAAATGCTAAGGTGTGGATCGGGACGGCTTGCCATCTGCCGCAGGAAAGGTGGCTTATTCATTTTATCGGGGTGATTGCATGTGGAAACAAATCATCAAAAGAATAAGTCACCGAAAAAACATGCTAAAAGAAAACAGGTTCATTTAAGTAAAAAGGAACTAGAAGAATTAATGGGTGTCAATATGCCTGTGTATGTCAGACATAAAGGGGCGATCAGACGTAAATGATTAACTTCTTTGCCGGTTATATCGTTGGTGGAATACTCACCTTTTTCTTTTTATACTTTGGATTTCATATGTACGAATATAGGAATGATGATGAATGATGAAGTCATGCTCTTATTGTGGGAGAATACATGCCAAGAATTATCAGTGTCCAAATAAACCAGTACGAAATAAATACAATTTATCCGATGCAGATAAGTTCCGTAATACTACACGCTGGAGAAAGAAGTCAGTAGAGATAAGGCAGCGTGACAAAGGGCTATGCCAAGTATGTATCCGTAAACTATACAATACACAGCAGCAATATACATTCGATACTATTGAGGTACATCATATAACACCACTACATGAGGATACATCTTGTGGACTAGATAACACTAACCTGCTGTCACTATGTAAGTACCATCACTACATGGCAGATGCAGGTGATATACCTAGAGATGTACAGTATGCTATTGCTAAGGAACAAGAGGATATTAATAAATTAATTAATATATAAGGCGAAGTATTACTTGGTTACTATATATCATGCGTATTTATGTCGAATCGTGTCGATTTGTCGAATGTTGTCGTAATTGTGTGATAATTTGAAACAATTCAGACTATTTCATGTAAATTATTTTGTCTGGCATCCCCCCGGAGTGCCAAAATAATTATTGGTGGGTGGCTGAACACCACGCATCGACTTGAACGTACCATTTTTTTTAGAAATGAACCTTTTAACTCCTAAAATTTAACTATTCGGAGGTGAGAATATGGCCAGACCAACAAAATCGGTAGCCACAAAAACGGGTGCAATGACAAAAGGTGAAATTAAATCAAGATTGGAACAAGAGGAAAAATTAAAAGGTAAGGCAAATAATATTCTTCCGTCCCAATACTTAAATAACCATCAAAAAGAGTTGTTTAAATATATTGTGGACGAGTTACGGGTGAGTGGGATATTATCTAATCTTGATGTTTTCGCATTAGAAACATGTGTGATTGCAATTGATCGCCTGCAGCATATAGAAACAATGATAAATAACGATCTTGAGTTATTGCGGGATAAAATGTTAATGGCATCAAAGGACAAATACACAAAAGACCTATTCCGTACAGTGAATGAATTATCTCTCTCACCACAGGCTAGAGCAAAGCTAGGCAACCTAAACATTCAAGCTCAAGAAGCTGCTGAGGATCCATTGTTAAAGGTCCTGAGTGGTGGTAGAGATTGATTAAAAACCATAAAAGCTACGAATATGCTTTATCCGTTGTTAATAGTGAGATAAACGCGCCAAAATTTGTGATTATGCAATGCCAACAGTTTTTAGATATTGCAGATGGCAAAGATGAAAAATATATGATTGATAAAAATAAAGTAAATCTTATTGACGGTTTACTTAAATTAATGAAAATGGCTAAAGGACTAAACTCAGGCGATTCAGTGTACAACACTATCGCGGGGTTTCAGTCCTTTTTTATTATTGCTGTACTATGTACCGTCCACAGAGAGAACACAGAAAAAAGACGGTATGAGACTGCAATCCTAGAAATATGCCGAAAAAACGGTAAGACATGGCTTATAAATATCATTTTCTTACTCCTTTTCTTACTTGAGCCTAAGTTTAGTAAGTTTTATTCCGTTGCACCAGACGGATCACTAAGTAGGGAAGTAAAAGAAGCAATTAAAGAAACGATTTCCGTGTCTCCTGCTCTTACAGAGAAATTTAAAATTCGTAGGGACGATATTGAATGCAAAATCACTGATAACAAATATATCCCTTTGAATTACAGTACGAGTCGGTTAGATGGTAAACTCCCATCTGTTTTCCTTGTGGATGAAACAGGTGCTTTGCCAAACCCTTATGCCATTGAAGCTATGAGGTCAGGACAATTGACCATTTTAAATAAATTAGGTTGCGTTATCAGTACAAAATATCCTACATTTGATAATCCATTTGAAGATGAAGTCCTCTATGCGAAAAAAGTATTAGCTAAATTAGTGGAAGATGACAAGGTATTCGCTCTTTTATATGAGCCTGATAATACTAAAGATTGGATGAATGATGATAATGTCTTAGAACAAGCCAATCCTTTAGCTTTAGAAGTGCCTGAAATCATGGAAGACTTAAAAAGTAAAAGACAAGTCGCTATCGAGGTGCAAAGCAAAAGGGAAAACTTTGTAACTAAACACTGTAATATCGTTTTTCAAGGCATTGGTACAGAGTCATATATAGATATTAATGACCTAAAAAAATGCAAGGTTGATTCTATTGATTGGTCTGGCCGTAATGTTTGGTTGTCATTAGATTTAGCGATGACTACAGACAACTGTGCTGTGGGAATGGTCAGTGAGGAAGACGGTCAAATATTGGCCGAAGCAATTGCGTTTATCCCTGCTGAACGTATTGAAGAAAAAAATAGAACAGAGAAAATTAACTATTATGAGTTCATAGAAGCCATGAAATGTTATGCATGTGGAGATATGACAGTGGATTATGGATTCATTGAGGATTTTATAATGGGAATCGAACAAAAATACAATGTTACCGTTCAAGGGTTGGCATTTGACCGTTTTAACTGTCTCTCGACTGCCCAACGCTTGGAAAGAGAAACAATGATCAAAACTGTGGAGGTAAAACAGCACTCAAGTGTGCTTCATCCTGCTACTAAACTTCTTCAAGAGAAGATATTAAATCAAGAATTCCAATATTCCGAGAACAAACTCTTAGAAATAAATTTCCAAAACGCAAAAGCAACTCAAGATACAAACTTGAATCTATATGTAAATAAGAAAAAATCTTCTGGTAAAGTGGACATGGTTGTCGCACTTATAAATGCTGTTTATTTAATGGCTCAGGATGTCATATTTAATCCTGATAGCGACTGGGGAGCCATGGTGTTTTAGCAGAAAGGGGGTGAATGAATGGCATGGTGGAGCAGAAAGAAAGCTAAACCAATTGAACAGCGCGATTTAACCTTAAATGACATTCTATTGGGTCAAACAGATGACAGTGTCATAACAAAAGAACAAGCAATGACTATTCCATCCCTAAATGCTGGTGTTAATCTTATTTCTAATACTGTTGCCAGCTTACCGATTAAGCTATATCAAAAAACGGGTCAGAAAATCAAATGTATTGACGATGATCCACGGGTTGAGATGCTTAATACAACGACCGGCGACTTATTAGACGGGTTTCAAATGAAGAAGGCAGCCGTTGAGGACTCAATCATCTATGGAGCTGGTTATATCTACATCAATAGGTTTAGAAATAATGTTAAATCCCTTAACTTTGTATCAAATCCTCAAGTTGGTGTAGCTTTAGTGAATCCTGACCCAATCTTCAAGAAAATGGAGTTTGTTATTTACGGAAATGTCTATCAGGATTTCCAATTACTCAAGATAACCCGTAAAACGCGGGATGGAATCACAGGTACAGGAGTCCTTGAAGAAGTAAATAAGCTTTTGTCCGTGTCTTACAACTCATTAGTATTTGAAGATATGTTGGTCCGTACAGGCGGTAACAAGAAGGGGTTTTTGCAGGCTGCCAATAGATTATCAGAAAAGGCGATTGAAGCAGTTAAAACAGCATTTAAAAATTTATATTCTAACAACACCGAAAATGTTATCGTACTCAACGATGGGCTGAAATTTCAAGAAGCAAACAATTCAAGCGTGGAGATGCAACTAAATTCCAACAAAGTTACCAATAACGAGGATATTGCAAAGCTGCTTAATATTCCTATTGAACTCTTGGATGGCAAAGTCACCAATATGGATGGACTTTATGACGCATTTGTAAAGCTTGCTATATTGCCGACTATAAAATCATTTGAAACAGCTTTGAATAAAGACCTACTTCTCGAAAAGGAAAAGGGGTCTTTTTATTTTGCCTTTGACACGAACGAGCTTGTAAAAGGCGACATTCTTAAACGTTTCCAAGCTTATGATCTCGCTGTAAAAGATGGTATTTTCCAAATTGACGAGATAAGAACAAAAGAGAATTTAGAACCTTTAGGTTTAGATTTCATTAAATTGGGGCTAGCAGATGTATTGTTTAATCCAACAACTAAGCAAATTTACACACCTAACACCAATCAAATGACGGATATGGGCGCCAAACCACAGTCTCAACCTGTTGTTGGCGAGAGTCCACCGACAGGACAAAAAAATCAACCATCGGCTGGAACTGAAGGAGGTGATGATAATGCGAATAGAGATCCGGGGCAATCAGGTACTGCTTGATGGCTATGTGAATGCAGTGGGCCGTGAGAGTAGAATTTTACCTTCTTCGAGAGGTCCATTTAAAGAGCAGATTATACCAGGTACATTCCAACGAGCATTAGGAAAAACCGATAATGTGGACTTGCGCTTTAATCATGATGAGAATCGTCAATTAGGTTCCATAAAAGAAGGAAACCTGCAGCTTTATGAGGATAGCATTGGCCTGAGGGCGATTGCTACTGTAACTGATGATGAAGTCATTCAGAAAGCCAAAGATGGAAAGCTTACCGGCTGGAGCTTTGGGTTTATTGACCAAAAGCCAAACTGGCAGGATGGACAAGATGGCATCCAAAGACGGTTTTTAGAGGATATTGAGCTTTTGGAAGTGTCCATCTTGGATAAAACACCTGCTTATATTGCAACTTCAATTGAGGCAAGGGGCGAAATTGATGTCATCACCGAAAATAGGAGTGATGGATTCCGGGCAGAAATTGAAGATTTGACTCCAAAAAAGGAAGAAAAACGGGAAGAAACAGTTGATTATTCCTTATTTGAAAAAGAAATAGAAATTCTAAAATTGAAAGGTGGTCATCATTAATGACACTTATGAAACCAGTTATCGAATATCGATCTGTACAAAAAGCACTTGTAGAACAACGAAATGATCTTGTTATTGAAATGGAAGGCATCGTGAATAAAGCGAAAGAAGAAACTCGTGCGTTTTCTGATGAAGAAAGCAACCGTTTCGAACAAATCAAAACTGAGATTGCAAAAATTGATAAAACATTAAAAGCTGAGGAAGAGTCTAGGGCCCTAGGTACAGTCATTACCGTTAAAAAGCCACAAACTGATGAAGAAATTCGCGCTGAAGTAATTACAAAAGAAGAACGCGCTTTTGTTGATTTTGTTAAAGGTGTTGACACGCGTGCATTATCTGCAAGCGGTCAAGGTGTGGTTATCCCACAAACAATTGCTAATCGTATCATTGACACTGTTAAAAACATGTCGCCAATTCTTTCTAAAGCTACTATTTGGGATGTACCTGGAGATCTAATCATTCCTTCTTATGATTACACTCAACACGTACCAGCTGGATATTACACTGAACTTGCAACCATGACAGCGCAATCTGCTAACTTCGGTTCTATTAAACTTGGAAACACAATTGTTACATCACTAGCGTTAATTTCTAAATCTTTAATCAATCGTACTGATGTTGACGTTGTTCCTTTTATTGTAAACGAAATCGCAAAAGCTCTAGCGTATTTCTTAGAAAAAGAACTATTAAACAATGCAAATAGCTCCGTGGGCTCAGGTGCAACTAAACTTGGCGGCCTTGCTAATGCTACTCAATCACTTACAGGTGCAACAACTATGGTAATCACTCCACAAGAATTGATTAACCTACAAGTGAAAGTACCACAAGTATATCAAGCTGATTGTGCTTGGATTATGCACCCTACAACTCTTTCTTATATCCAAGGGTTAACTGCTGGAGCAGGTAATAACATGCTAATTATGGGGAATACATTATCCCAGGATGCACCATTTAGTTTGCTTGGAAAACCTGTATATGTTTCTGACCAAATGCCAGTTATGGGCGTTAGTGCTAAAGAAATTTTCTACGGTGATTTCTCAGGTCTGCACCTTAAATTGACTCAAGGCGTTCAAATGCAAGTGCTGAACGAGCGTTTTGCTGATCAATATGCAGTTGGTGTTGTAGCTGTTGTAGAATGTGATTCTGCAATCGTTGAGCCACAAAAAGTTGCTGTATATGTAGGTAAGTAATGATTAAGGGGTGGTTTATTCCATCCCTTTTCCTTTTTTAAAGGGGTGATTAAATGAAATTCAAAGCGAAAAAATCCTTTCATTCGGCTCTTGGAACCTTTGAAAAAGGTATTGAATATGACATTGAACTTGATACCTATACACTCGAAAATTGGGTTGAAAACGGGTTGATTGGGTTGATTTCAGAAGTCAAAAAGCCTAATAAAAAGGTTGTGACTGAAGATGAAAATCAGTGATGTTTCCATTGCGGATTTAAAACAATATGCGAACATCTACCATGATGAAGATGACAATTTGTTTATTACCATCTTGGAAGCATGTAAGCAATTCATTGTTACTTACACAGGGTTACCACTTATCGATGATCCTACAAACAATATTACCGATAGTGTGGATGATCACGAGGATCTCACAATTGCTTTGATGGTTTTGAGCAATGAAATGTATGATAATCGTGCTTTTGTTGTGGACAATACCAAGCTTAATTTTGTCATTAAGCAGATATTAGATTCTCATTCGGTGAATTACCTATGAGATATCGAATTAATGCTGGCAAATATCGAGTTCCAGTTACCATACAGCAAAGGCAATTCGCGGAGGATTCATATGGTTCCACGACTGAGGATTGGACAGATGTTGTTAATGTTCGTGCCGGTGTTTTCCCTCTAAGTGGAAGCGAGTTTTTCAAAGCGAATGAAATTAACAGTGAAATCACACACAGGGTTCATATCCGTTATGTACCAGGGATTACACCTGATATGCGGATTGTGCTCAATGGCAGATATTTAATGATTACCTCCGTTGCCAACTACCAAGAGCGAAACATCGAATTACAGATGTATTGTAAGGAGTTGGTCAAATGAGTGGTATGGAAATTGAAGGTTTTAATGAGCTTAAACAACTCATTGATCAATTAGGTAAGGTCCCTCAGAAGGTTGCGACGAAAGCGGCCCGACAAGGTGCCCAAATTGATTTGACAGCAACGAAAGCCGATGCTCCTGTTCATGATGGGTGGTTAAAAGCATCGTTAAAACTGGTTGGTGAAAGGGCAAATTCTCCAGGCAAAAAAGTGTATGAAATCACTTTTGACCGGGCTTATAACCAAAAGTTAGTGAAGATTTCTAAGTATGGGAATCGATCATACTATCCTGCATCTCAGGAGTACGGCTGGCATTATCATAATGGCGGTTATCATGTCGGTTTACAGTACATGAAAAATAGTGCTGAACAAACAAAAAACAGTGTGGAACAAAAAATAGTCGATGTGGCTAAAAATGAATTAGATAAGATTCTTTCACAAGCGAGGTGATTTTAATGAACTTTGAGGAAGCATTGAAGAATGAACTTAATAGTATTTCTAATCTTACTAATAAGGTTTTTCCTTTGACTGCCATCGAGGGAGTTAAAACGCCTTATCTTGTTTATATAAGCAATGAAGGAGTTCCAGAAAAATGTTTAAGCGGGTATTTCGGCCCCAAAGAAGTAAATGGTGAGCTCCATATTTTAAATGATTCCTATTCAGGGCTAAAAGACATTACGAAACAAGTCATTTCAACAATAGAATCCTTTCAAAATAGGATTATTGGCGGTGCTGGTGGTGTATTCATTCAGGACGTTTCATATGAAAAACCAACTGAACAATACATTGATCAGCTATTTCAATATTTAAGTATTATTCCATTCACAGTAAGAATATAAGGGGGTTTTATAAATGACAGCAACTCCAGGGCCTATCTCATCACAAGGCACAACGATTAAGAAGACTTCGGGAACAGCAATTGCATTCCTGAGTAAAATTGAAGGTTTATCTATTAAAGCCGACAGCATTGAGACAACGGCATTAGATACAACAGGTGGATACAAGACATACATCAATGGATTCAAATCAGTTGATGATGTAGCAATCAGTGGTTTCTTTGATTATTCCTCACATTCTGCAATCCTAACAGACCTACAAGCAGGCACAAGCGCTAGCTATACTATTCAATTCCCAGCTGCTCCTGGTGGTTTAACAGGTGCAAGTTGGACATTTGATGCGGTTGTAACAGGGTTCAAAACGGGTGCCTCTACGGGCGCAACAGTTACTTTTGATGCTACTTTGAAAGTATCAGGACAGCCTGATCTTGTCGCTGGTACCTAATGATTAAAACTTGAAGGCTAGGGGATTCCTTAGCCTTTTTTAATTTGAGGAGGATAACATGAAAAATAACGATTTAGTTGTTATCAATTTGGATAGACCACGTTTTCTTAGATATGGACATAAAGCATTGAAGCAGTTAACTACTCTAACTGATATGGATATTTCAAATATGGATATGTCCAATTTCAAGCTTGAGGACTTAGAGAAAGTTCTTTATTGCGGTTTATTGTCCGATGCCAAAGAGAATGGCGAAACTCTAAAGCTTGAGGATATGGAAGATTTATTGGATCAAGCTGAAACATTCAAAGAATTAATGGAAAAGTTAAACGAAGCATTTGTAAAGTCTTTTGGAACTGTTGAAAATGCAACTCCTAAAGGTGAAGAAAAAAACTAAATGCGGATAGCACTCAAGATGATTTTCTTGAAAATTATTGGGAAGAATCCTTGAAATCTGCTATCCGTATGGGTTTGTCTATACAGGAATATAACGAAATGACTCCATATGAGTTGAATCTTCATGCTGAGATATTCGAAGAAAAGCAGAAATTCGACCAAGAGGAAAGACTAACTCTCGTGTGGATGGGAGAGTACTTCCACAGAGTTGAAAAACTGCCTGCTTTAAAAGAGGTTCTTGGCAAGACGGAAGAATCAAAAGAAATGACTGCTGAGGAAATGCTCGCTAATGTTATGCAGTTAAACAGTGCCCTTGACGGCACAGTGAAAAAGGCAGGTGAATAATATATGGCGGGTGCAGTAAGTAACTTGATGGTGCGCGCGGGGTTCGATGGATCGCAACTCACACGAGGACTACAACAAATGCAAGGTCAAGTAGAAGGGGCCAATCGTTCGATAGGTTCGACACTAGGAACGGTGGGAAAAGTTACTGCGGCAGCTGTTGCGGCGGCTGGTGCTGCTCTTGTGGCTATGGGTGGTTATATCGCAAAAACTGGTGTTGCTTATAATGCCATGCAAGAATCGTCACAGGTAGCATGGACAACATTATTAGGTTCCACACAAAAAGCAAAACAGATGATTCAAGATATCGCTACTTTTGCAGCTAAAACTCAGTTTGATACTGAGGGTGTGGATGCAATGGCCAAATATCTAAATAATGCAGGATATAGCGGCCAAAAATTATTTGACCAATTAACGAGAATTGCAGACGTTTCTGGTGCATTTAATATCACGGCAGATAACGCTAAAGAACTTGTTCGCCAGATGAGCCAAGTGGACCAAGCACAGGTTGCTTATACATCAGACTTGGATATCCTACAAAATCAGGGCATACCAATCTTCAAAGCTATTGCGGCAGAATTAGGCGTTAACGTTGCAGAAGTTAGAAAAATGGCATCCCAGGGTAAGATTACTAGTGACATTTACGATAAGGCATTTAACAACATTGCCAACACAGTAAAAGGTTCGGCGGACAAACAAAGTGCAACATGGAATGGTATGATGTCCACTTTGAAAGATGACTTCTCAATCCTTAGTGGTATTCTTGCTAAACCGTTATTTAATGTGTTGCATGATGGCTTAACTCAAACATTAAATGTCATGAATGCTTTCGTGTCATTAGGTCGCGGGGATTTTAAATCATTCGAAGATACCATGAACCAAACTTTTGGAAGTACAGCGGTGAAATTAATCGAGGGATTTGTCGGAGGTATCCAAAACGGTTTTTCCAATATCAAAAGTGCTTTTAAAGGTGTTAAAGATATTTTCAATGGAGGAGCTGGTGAAGGAACCGGAATAAGCATTTTAGACAGTTTAGGTTTCTCAACCAATCAAATCGCATTAATCCAAAAGGTCACATCATCTCTTAAAACAGCATTATCCGAACTTCCTGGAATCTTAGATATTTTCAAAGGTAATACCATTCAAGGGATCGACTTTTTAACTAAATTAGGATTAAGCCCCAAAACGGTTGTGAGTATCACACAAACAACGGTAAAAATAAGAGATACAATAACCGATTTTTTAAATAATGTTCAAAAAATTGGCCAGGCTTACGTAAATGATCTAGTAAAAGGATGGACTGGTATATTCCAAATTATTACCGGGTTTGTTCAAGGTTTATTTACTGGAAAAAATAGCATTGCTAATTCATTTATTTCTATCTTTAATACTATCAAATCAATAGCCATGCCGATTTTGTCGGATATTGTCAATTTCATAGGTTCTGAGTTTGCTCAGATTAAAAAATGGTGGGATACTTACGGCGGACAAATTACCGAAGCGGTTAAAAATTTCTTTGCTGTTCTAGCCGTTATTTTTAAAGCGTTGGCCCCGGTTTTAGAATTTATCATAAAATCCGTTTGGGATAACATAAAAGGCGTAATAGATGGAGCTATAAAGATTATCGAGGGCATTATTTTAGTTTTCACAGGGATTTTCACGGGAAACTGGTCAACCTTATGGCAGGGCATTAAGGACATATTAGGCGGAGCGGTTGAAGCCATTTGGAACATTATACAGTTAATGTTTATAGGAAAACTTTTAAAAGGAATAGGCGGTTTTTTTGGTCTTTTAAAAGAATTATTTTCCGGTGGATGGACTTCTATTGTTAATGGATTAAAACTATTTGTTGACGATGCTGGTACATGGTTTGCTAAATTCCTAGATACGGCATCAACAAATTTCAATAAAATTGTTGATGCTGCTAAAAATATCCCTTCTGGAATCGTTGCGGGGTTGAAATCAGGTGTTGGCGCAATCGAAGATGCAATAGGGGGATTAGCAACAACGTTAGTCGATAAATTCAAGTCAGCTCTAGGCATCCATAGTCCATCTAAAGTATTTACTGAAATGGGCGGACATATTCTTGATGGTTTGGTAAATGGTCTTTCTTCGGGAAATTTACTTGATTTAGGTAAAGCAGTATTTAAAGATTTTGGCGGAGGAATTATGAATACCGTTGACAAAATCAAAGGATTCCTAACAGGCGCTTTCTCAGGCGGTTCCGGCGGTAATGCTGCAGGTTGGATCCAGTCGGCTTTATCTATTGTTGGCGCTCCTTCATCATGGTTAGGACCATTATCCACACTGGTGCAACATGAATCTGGCGGGGATCCGAACGCAATCAACCTGTGGGATTCAAATGCAAAAGCTGGTCATCCATCTAAAGGGTTATTTCAGACCATCGATTCCACATTCAATGCCTATGCTATCAAAGGATTAGGAGACATTTACAATCCTGTGGCAAACGCGGTGGCTGGTATTCGTTACATTATGTCTCGTTATGGCGATGTATTTAACGTACCGGGTATTAAATCCATGATGAGCGGTGGAGCATATAAAGGCTATGCAACTGGTACAAATAGCGCGGTTGCTGGATGGCATATGGTCGGGGAAGAAGGACCAGAATTAATGTATGTTCCAGGTGGATCAGTAATCAAGAATAATCGTGATACTAACAAAATGTTAGGTGGAACAAATAAGACCTACAATGTCACAGTGAATTCATTACAAGCAAGTATGGATGAAAAAGATTTAGTAAGAGCCTTGCAAAGAATGGAGGCTTTAAATTATGCCTAGTGAACAGTTTTTTTGGATAGATGCAACAGGAAATGAAACACCTTTATCCAATTCTCCTAATTTTGAGATCCTTGTGGGACCAACAGGGCGTTTTATGCCTCCTGTGGACTTAGTGGAGCAACAAGTTCCATTTCAACCAGGAACGCGGCTGAAACAAGCCTATGTAAAATCAAGAGATATCGATTTACCTCTTGGAATCACAGGGGTATCTAAAAGTGATTTAAGGACACAAATCAGGAATTTATTAAATATGTTTAATCCTTTGGCTGGTGATGGACAATTAAAAATCATTGCCGAAGATGGGAGTCAACGATTAATTACTTGCCGTTATTCAAGCGGATTGGAAATACAGGAAACAGGACTTTCTTGGCAAAGTGTAATAATTGTTTTAAAGGCATTTGACCCATATTGGTATGACCCTAATCCTATTGTTCAAACGTTTACCGTAGGCACACCAGCAACGTTCTTTCCAATGCTACCAATGCGCTTAACATCTTCCACGGTTTTTGCAGATACAACCATAGCCAATAATGGAGATGTAGAAAGCTGGCCGACATGGATTATTACTGGACCTGGGGATACCATTTATATAAGAAATTTAACCACAGGTGAATTTATTAATATTAATTATACTTTGGCACCTGGAGATACGATTACTATTGATACTCGTCCGGGTAAAAAGACTGTAACATTTGGCGATGGAACAAATCTTTATCCGAATATGTCGTCAGATTCCTCTCTGTGGGCTTTGCAAGCTGGCAACAATCAAGTGCGTATTGAAATGCAAAATTCGCAAGTGGCAAGTAATGTCCAATTATCCTATCAGAATCGGTATTGGGGTGCATAGAATGGCGAAATATACTTTATATGTACGAGATCAATATCTTAATAGGGTGGCAGAGATTGAAAATTATCAATCTTTAACCTTAAAACCACAATTTAATTTGGTAGGTACTTGGGCATTAACCTTGCCTATGAACTGTCCGGCAGCCTTTGAACTGATAAAACCAAAAACGGGAATAATTGTTGTTCGTGATGGTATTACGATCTTCAGTGGTCCTGTAATGCAAAAACAGCGTAAATGGAGCAAAGACGAAGATATGCTCACGATCAATGGTTATGATGACAATGTTGTTTTACAGCATTTTATCGCTTTACCTACACAGGTAGGTCCACCATATAACGCAGATTATGACGTTCGAACAGGACCTGCTGAGACCGTTTTGAAACAGTATGTGGATGCAAATATAGGCAGTGGATCACAGTCAAACAGAAAACAGAATATCACAATAGAAACAGATCAAGGGCGCGGTTCTTCAGTAAAAGGGAATGCGAGATTTAATACCTTGTTAGACCTATGCGGAACGCTTGCTTTAGCTGGTGGGGGTTTAGGGTTTAAGATAGTTCAAAATGGAAATGCTCTTCAATTTCAAGTGTATCAACCAACGGATAAAACAAAATCCGTTATTTTTTCGCCTTTATTGGGGAATTTAATTGATTTTGACTATACCGAAACGGCACCACAAGCAAATTATATTATCGCAGGTGGCACAGGTCAGGGAGCATCTAGAACAACCCAAGAGAGCGGTGATTCTGATAGCATCGTAACCTATGGGCGAATAGAGGAATTCTTGGATCAAAGAGACACGACCGACCCAACACAATTACAGCAAGCGATAAGCGCAGAATTATCTCAAAAGGCAAACCAAACGAATTTAAGCATGACAGCAACGGATACCGATGGAATGGCTTTTGTTCGTAATTATAACCTTGGTGATAAAGTAACGGTTATCTTAACTCAACCTGATGTAATTGCTGAAACAGATGAACTTACTAGCTTTATTTCTTTATATCAAACAGAAATGATCACTGTGGAAAAATTAAGGGAAGTTCAAACTGTAGCGAATGTTATTACAGATGTGATAAGACAAGTAACCATAACAATCGACCAAAGCGGAGAAACCATAAACCCTGTAATCGGTTCACCAGATTCAACGGTGAGACCAGGTTTAAACATTTTCACTAAGATAAAACAAATCAATAAGAGATTAATCAATCTGGAGCGTGTATAACATGAATTTATATAAGAATAATGGTATAATTTAATTAAGGGCTAGGCTGATCACCGAAGAGGAGTTTCCTGACTCTCTGCCCTTATAAACAAATATCAGGAAACAACTACAGGAGGTTGTATAAAACATGCCAAGAAAAATAATCGATTTAACTGGACAAAAATTTGGAAGATTAACTGTTGTTAGGCGAGATGGTTCTAATAAACATAAGAAAGCCATTTGGTTTTGCAAATGTGATTGTGGCAACGAAAAAAGGGTAACAACCGGCAACCTTAAAAGTGGAGGGGTTCGTTCCTGCGGTTGTTTGCAAATTGAAATTAGAACTCGCCACAGCAAAAGTGATACTTTAGAATATTATATTTGGAGTCAAATGATTCAACGATGTGAAAATCCGAAAAATAAACATTATAAAGATTATGGACAACGTGGGATTTCAGTTTGTGAACGTTGGCATAATTTTAAAAACTTCTATGCTGATATGGGCGACAAACCTTCCCCAAAACTCAGTTTAGACCGAATAGATGTTAATGGTAATTATGAACCTTCTAATTGCAAATGGTCTACACCATTGGAACAAACTTTAAACAGAAGGGTCAATAAAAACAATAGTAGTGGATTTGCTGGTGTTAGTTGGGTAAAGAGAAGTAAAAAGTGGATTGCTAGAATTAGAGTGGATAGAGAATCTATCCAATTAGGATCATTTGAAAATAAAGAAGATGCAATAAAAGCAAGAAAACAAGCCGAACTAAAATATTGGAACAAACAACCATCCTAATTTGGGTGGTTTTTATTATGGAGAGGGTGTAAGTAAATGGCAGATTTTTTCCCGTTTGATTCGGGTCCAGGTTCAAATGTTACTGAGGCACAGTGGGGATTGATGGCTAAAAATTGGATGCAAACAGGTGTTATTAAAGGCGCACTTAATGAGCATTTAACTTATGCTGATTCAAGCGGTTTACAAGTAAAGGTTAAATCTGGAAACGCCTGGATTCAAGGTTTTTTCTTTCAGACAACAGCAGAGACAATTCTCCCTATTAGTACACCAGATGTTTCAAATCCAAGAATAGATCGTGTTGCTATTCAAGTGGACTGGACGAATAATAATATTTCATTGGTTGTATTACAAGGAACACCGGCAGCAAGTCCAACACCACCAGCTTTAACACAAAGCACAGCGATTTGGCAAATAAGTCTTGCACAAGTTTATGTTGGAGCCAATGTAAGCACAATTGCAGCTGGTAACATAACAGATGAAAGATTCCCAAGTCCATTGATTACACCAACATTATTGAATGGATGGGTAAAAAACTATCAGTGTCATTTTTGGAAAGACCCAGATGGAACAGTTAATTACAACCTAGCCATTATGAATGGTTCAACTGGTGTAAATACAACGATTATGATATTCCCTGCTGGCTATCGACCAGGAGAGCAAGAAATGCATACAGGATTTGCAAACGGCACATCTTTTGTTACGCAAATTTCAAATGCAGGGTATCTCCAAAACTTACAAGCTATGTCAACTTCTATTAATGTTGTATTAAAAGGATCATTTAAGGCGGCGAATTAGAATGAAAGTTGTTTATCGTTTTGATAATAACGGTTTCTATGTGGAAGATGTGGTAGTGCAAGATCGCGAAAAAGTTCCATCGGATTGTGCAACGATTAAGCCACAAGATGGATTATTTAAAGCGCAATATGCAAATGGTGCGTGGGTAGAAGGAATGGCACAAACTGATATATTAACTGATTTAAAATCCATAAAAAAATCAGAGTTGAGTAAAAAATGTAATGAAGCCATTGCAGGTGGATTTGCATCTTCTGCATTAGGAGAAGCACATACCTATCCTTCACATGATAAAGCTCAATCAAACTTTAATACTGAAATGAATCGATTCTTAACCGATTCTAATTATTTATCATGTAAGTTCTTTACTATTGATGCTGGATGGTTAGGGCATACGAAAGATCAATTTTTCCAAGTATTCCATGAAGGCCATGATTTTGGTAATGCACAATGGGAAAAATTATTTAGCCTGTTTTCTCAAGTAGATGCATCACAAACAAAAGCTGATTTGGATGCGATTGTATGGTAAAAAGATATATTTGGAATATCCTAATTTCCATTGACCAATTATGTAATGCTGTTCTTGGTGGGGACCCGGATGAAACAATGAGTAGCCGAATGGGTAAACATTTAGCCAATCATGATAAATGTCCTGTTTGCAATTTCCTTTGTTGGTTGCTTAATAAGATTCAAAAAGATCATTGTATAAAGGCAATTGAATCTGATGAAGGGAAGGATGCTGTATTATGAATATGGTATCCATTGAACCAATATCAAGAATAGTGAATGTTCAGCCTTTTTCTAATAAAATTGATATTCAACCCTTCTTTAATAAGGTTGATATTGAGGTTGTTCGGATTCATACGGACTATTATTTTATGACCTATTCGCAAACCACGTCCGAGCATAAGGAGGTTTAAGTATTGGCAACTGTAAAAATAAAACAAAATGATACAAAAGACAATATTAAAGCTACCCTTTCGAATGAATCGGGCCCAGTGGATTTAACTGGTGCAACGGTTCGTTTTTTAATGTCAAAAAGCGGAACCGTGAAAGTAGATCGGCAAGCACAAATCCAAGATGCTGTGAATGGCATTGTGTGGATGGTATTTGAACAAGGGGATACAAATGAAACTGGATCATTTCAAGCCGAATTTGAGGTAACTTTTTCAGATGCCAGGATTGAAACTTTTCCTAATGATAGTTTTATTTTAATCAATATAATTAATGATTTGGGGTGATTAAATGGCAGCGAACAATAAAGACCTACAAACAGCTAACGGAAAAATAGCTCCACAATTTTATGATGCTTCTCTAGATGCCTATGTAATTGCTCAAGGGGATAATGGAACACCTTTTTATAGGGCTCGCGGAACTGTGGCTATGGAAGCATGGACCAATGTATCACCAATTACAACCTTTCCTGATAATCGGTATGGTTTTTCAATCGTCAATGATGGTACGGCTGACTTAACTTTTACCATTAATACATTTACTCGAACAGTAAAAGTAGGAGAAGCTTACTCGGCTTTATTTGATCCGTTTACAAGCTTAACAATTACTGCAACAGGTGCCTATCGTGCGGAGGTGCTTCGATAATGGGATGGGGAAATAAGTTTCCAGACCTTAAAAATGATCCCACTTATTTAGAGCCGAGACTGACGGCTGCTGAGACGTCTTTGGCCCAAAATGCGACACACTGGAAAAATGCATGGGTTGATGTTGTACAAGATTTTGGAGCAGACCCAACGGGAGTAAATGACTCTACAACAGCAATCCAAAACGCTATAAATAGCATTGCACCAAATAGTTCAAATTCTGCCTATGGTGCGCCATCAAACGGAAAATACGGAGGAATTGTATATATACCTCAAGGTGTTTATCAGGTATCAGGCACTATATATTTGCGTTCACATGTGTACATTCAAGGTGCGGGAGCAATGGCAACAAGAATTAACCCGACAGGAACATCAGGATATGTATTTTCAGTTAATGGTGTAGGTGGAGCGCCAGCTATTACTGATTTTGGTATTGAGGGTTTAAGTATAAGTTCAAGTGACGGGACTACTTCATATAACGCAAGTTCACCTTCTGTCGGAGGAATTCATTTAAATAATGCTGATGGTCGATTTTTTATTAAAGATATTATGATAGCTCAAATTGGTGGAACAGGATTAGACCTTATCTTTGCTCAAGATGGTTATTTTGAAAATGTTCAATTGATGTATTGTGGATTAGGCTTGAATTTAGGTTCTAACACTGATAATGGATGCAACGCTAACCATTTTCATGGTGTACGAATTGAATCCTGTACAAAATTATTGAATGTAGATGGTGGAACAAATTCACAAGTATTTTTAAACAGCTTTACGAATTGTAAATTTGAAGCTGGACAAAATCCTGCTACACCATCAGTTTCTAAAATGTTTTTGGGTAATGCCGATTCCACATTGTTTGTAGGATGTGTATTTGTTCCTAATGATACAAATTATCCATTAATAACAGTTAATCCTTCTAGTGGTGATAATCGCGGTACTGTTTTTTCAGGTTGTTCTGCCAAAGTTCCAGCGGTTCACACACTTCAATTTATTAATGCAATAGCAACAGCGGATGGTATAGCTATAACAGGTTGTTCTTTTGAAGGTTTAGGAGCGAATGGTTTGCAAGGACAAATACTAGTTACAGGTTGTACATTTGAGGACTGCGTAGTTCCTATTATTAGTCTAGCTACTGGTTATAGAATTGGAATTAATAATTTTGCAGCTTTGTCGGGTACAGGCGCACCGTATATAACAGGTTCGCCAAGTGTTTCACCTCCTGCTAATCCTTTAGTGAGTGGAACCATTTATCAAAATACAAATCCGTTTCCTATTATTGTTAGACAACAAATATACGCTAATGTCAGTGGAACAGCAGGGTATGCAGTTGCTTATTTAGGAACGTCTTCAAGTTCAAACCCTCAAGCATTATCAAAATATGTTGACGGTTCAACATCTAGCAGTAATACAGAATTAATTGAATTATATGTGCCAGCAGGATGGTATTACTCAATGGCTGTAAACGGGACAACATTAAGTACAACAAGAGTAAGTCCTATAATTTAACTTTTTATTCCAAAAATATTACTTTTATTACAATTTATAAGTATAATAATTTGTAGGAAAAAGTAATATTTTTTGGGGGGAATAATTCATGAATATTTCAAAGGAGATTATCATGGACATAAAAAAAGTCGAAGGAAAGTTTATTCTTTCTTTACTGACCAATAGAGGAGTCCATGCATTAATATCTTATCGTATTTCACACTGGTTATGGTTGCATAAAATACCTTTAATTCCTATGATTTTAACTCGATTGATCCAGATATTATATAGTATTGATATCGATTGGAGAGCGAAAATTGAAGGTGGAGTAGTGATTGTTCATGGAGTTGGATTGGTGATAGGTAAAAACGCTGTAATAAAAAAAGGCTGTAAGCTATACCATTCTGTCACATTAGGATTATCACATGGAAAAAACGACGGTTTTCCTACTCTTGAAGAAAATGTTCTAGTGGGTGCAGGAGCTAAAATTTTAGGTAAAATTGTTATCGGAAAAAATTCTAAAATTGGAGCCAATTCTGTTGTTACAAAGAATATACCAGAAAATTCAGTTGCAGTTGGAATCCCAGCACAGATATTAAAAACAAAAGAAAATATCTGTGCTATTTAACTTAGTTCGTCTTTGGATGAAAATGTGTCGTAAATGGAATTAAATATTTTAAGTTGAAGAGCTCATTTTATGGGCTCTTTTTTTATATAGATGGATTTATTTTTAGGGGGCGGTCAAGTGTCAATCGATATTCAAATCGGGATTGTATGTGCCATTGGAGGCTTTTTAATCGCTTTATTTACATTTACTCGTTCAAGAGATAAAGAGGTGAAAAATGATGCTTCAGAATTGGCGGTTATTCGTACCACCTTAACGAATATAAGCACGGGAGTATCAAACATCCAAGTCGATATTAAAGCCAACGAGAGACGTACAAATGAACTATCAGAGCGTGTTATTCGTGTGGAAGAAAGCTCTAAGCAGGCACATAAAAGATTAGATTCACTCGAAAATAAGGGGGAATAATTCATGACTTTAGAAGCTCAATTTATCCAAGCATTATCGGCTCTTGTCTATATCGTAGCTATTGCGGGGATCACTTATGTGACTCCTAAGATTAAACAGTTTTTAGAGGTCCACACGAATGCTAAAACGGCCTCGACTGTCACAGATGAATTTTCAACAATCGCTGAATCAGTGGTAAATGATTTCAATAATCGTATTGTCAATGATGCAAAGGCGAGACAAGCATGGAATCCACAATTAGCACAAACCATAAAGAACGATGCGATTGCTTCAGTAAAAACACAAATTGAACCATTGTTATCCACATTGATTGAACAAGCAGTATCCAAGGCGAAGGAGGTTAAATAATGACTATAAATTCTGTGGACTGTACAGGATTAAACCCAACACAGATTTCTAATTTAGCTAAAAACGGAATTAAATATGTTGGGCGTTATCTCAGCCGTTCGACATGGAAAGGTTTAACACTTGGAGAAACTGCTAACATAAAGGCGGCAGGAATGCAGATATTTAGCATTTATGAAACGAATCCAACATCAGCAGGTTATTTTTCGGCAGCCAAAGGGAAATCCGATGCGGTGGATGCTATTAATCTTGCACATTCGGTGGGTCAGCCAGAAGGAACCGCAATTTATTTTACTGTGGATTATGATGCCCAGGCGGGAGATTTGGCCAATATTTTATCCTACTTCAATGCGATCCGCGCTAATCTAGGAAACTACAAATTAGGTGCATATGGATCATTTACCGTTCTTAATTATTTGCATCAAAATAACGCGGCGGATTATTGGTTTCAGACAACCGCATGGAGCTCTGGCCAGCATTGTAGCTTTTTAAATATTTATCAATATCAAATCGATAAAACCAATTGGAATAACACCGGGGCAAATGTTGATTTGGACAACCTGGAAAGAGATGACATTGGAGCATGGGGTCAGGTTCAACAAGCACCTCAGCCACAACCAACAATCGATCCTGTTTTTTGCACAAAACAAACCATCCTACAAACATTGAGATGTGATGGAACGACAGACATTAGAAAAGCGCCAGATCATCGCGCCGAATATGTGAGAGATACACAAAAAGACGAAACTTTTCATGTGTTTGATAAGGTAATAGATTCAAATGGCCATTGTTGGGATAACCTAGGCGGGGCTAATTGGGTTGATGAAGCAAGTGGGGTATTCTACTGGTTAGATAATCCAGCATTAAAAGCTCAACCTGTTTATTATGTAATCAAGTCAGGAGATACACTTTCAAAGATTGCATCAGCAAATGGAACGACCGTAAGTCAACTTCAAGCATGGAATAGCATTAGTGACCCTAATAAAATATTTGCAGGTCAAAAAATCCGCGTAAAATAAAGAAAAGCCCTTACTCGTTTGAGTAGGGGCTTGTTTTTATACTATTGTTTTTCGTAACTAATCATATATGAACCTAAACTGCTTGTTACTTTCGTAACCTTTACAATGATTGTATCTCCAGCTTTAACATTAGGATTATCAGAGGAAACAAAATTCAGATGTTTTCCAGCCCAAATATCATAACCAAGTGCGCTATTTGGTACAAGTTTTTCCACTTTGACCGATACGGTTTTTCCTTCCACGTTATCACCTTTATTCAATGCAGCTTCAAATTGTTCTGTTGTGTAGTCAGGTTTTACAGGTTTATTTGTTCCACATCCAGCTAATAATACAACTACGATTAAAGAACTTAATAATCCAATCCACAATTTTTTCATTACTATTCCCCCATAAATTTTTAGTATTTATTTCCTATTCGATAATATCCATTAAATTCCTTCAAAATGTTAAAAAATAATTTCTTTTGGCAATCCTTGTCGAATCAGATGAAAACCACTGGGCATTTTAACTTTATAATGATAATCACTACAAATCATTAGTTTTTTGGAATCATGTGTTTTTCCTGATTCTTTAACAAAATCATCTATTTTTCTTTGCATTTTTTTATGGCTTATCACGGTTAATTGTATTTCCACACAGATCGGCTCCCCTTTGTTATTTTTAAAATAAACATCTGGCTCATAGCACCCCAGTTCAGGTTCAACCACAAAAACATTAGGTTTCCCGGCTTGCAGATAAAAGTCCACAATTTTTAAATAATGATTTATCTTATTACTATTTGGATTGATACCGATATGTCCATATAAATAACATTTATCTTTTGTCCGGGGGATCTGCAAGCAGGAACCACCCGTTATTAGCCTTTTCATTACCCGATTTGTCACATTTACGGGGTTGCTGTTGCTCTGGAATATCAATAATGCCAACTGATTTCTCGTCAAGACTTTGAAATGATTTAGGTAATGCAGTATCATTTGATCCCGTTTCACCTTGGTTAACATGTTGTTTATTCCTCCTGAATGGTTTTAATAGCCTGGAACTGTTGGCGGCTGTCATTCGTGGAACCTGGACAATATTAACATTGCTATTTAAGAAGATGGCCCGCCCTGGAATCTCCCCTAACTTTTCCGCCCCTTCCTGGTCCAAAACAACGATTGAGTTGTTTTTGTCGGTTGTGGTAAAACAGATTCGGGCCAATAAATTACCCTTGATCCTTGGCGGTAAAACGGTCCTTGCATCGGGTCTTTGAGTTGAGATTAATACATGGACATTCACATAACCCGCCGATTCGACTAACTCCATAACTTTTAATTGAACTTCCCGATTATCCGCATACCTGGCATATTCATCGATGACCACAAAAACAGGACGAAATAAATAGTATTTATCAGGATAAAACTTTTTAACATCCTTAGCATCGGTTGCCTTTATAAATTCCTCCGAATATAAAAGGCTATCCCTAGACTTATAAAGAGTAATAAGGTCATCAAGCATATCCTCAAATTCTTCCACTCCTTTAGCCGTTCTTACATTAGGCAGCCCAAACAACGGGTAATAATCTTTTAATTTGGTTGAGGTTATAAAATAATCGACATCGCCGTTAAGCTGTACATATAAAACAGTTAAAATATATAGCATCAAATTTGTTTTTCCCATCCTGGTTGTGCCGCCATCAAGTAGGTGACAACTAGCACCATCGGCAAAATCCAAAATAGAAACGCCATAAGATGACGGCAATTCAATTTGTAAAGTGTCTTTTCTGATGTTAAAAGAAACGTTAGATAAATCCCGCATACCAAACAAAATTTCAACCTTTTTACCTTTGATTTTTCCAAACTTCACATCCATTGCGTTTAATTCCTGTTTGAGATTAGGGAGGATCGTTTCAAGGTCGTCTAAATCGATACTAGGGGGCAAAATTATCTTTGTGGATAGGACATTTTCATTTTGAACGATGTCTAAAATCACGCTATGTTCGAATCCTGTTTGCAGCAAAACCTCATAAACTTTTTTAGTGATTTCATTTTTAAATCGCATCGTCATCCTCCTTGTTTAAGCAACGTAAACATAGTATCGTTTTATGTCCCATCACTGATTTATACAAATGTTCTTTTGGGTATTCATCGCCGCAATCATCACAAAATCCAAAACTTTTGGCTATCTTTTGATAACAATGCGCACAATAGCGGCCGTTATACTTAGAAAAACCAACACATTCGAATGAAACAAGCATCGACTTAGGAAATGGCACACTACATTCATCGCATTCTACACCGAAAATTTTATTCATCCCCTCAACCAATCCCATGAAAAACACCCCCGATGATTTTGAATAACCAGTTAAGAAAAGGAAAAGGATGAAGACCAAAAAACATAAAACAAGAATAATCCATAATCCACAAAATCAACGCGTACCCGATGCAGCTAACAGCGAAATAAACAGGGCTAAAATCCTTTTGATCCTCATTGTCCTCACGGACCACGATTGGCTTTTGATTCAGTTTTATAACCATGTTAGTAACCTTCTTTCCTGAAACATGTTTGTTGTTATGGTTACAATGTATGGCCTATCTGAAGTTTTAATGTATGTCCATCTGAAAAATATTTCAGGAGGAAATTCATTTAAAAAATGGAATATTTAGCATAGGTGATGAATATGAAATTACATTGCAGGTTGGAGCAACTAATAAAAGAAAGTGGATTACGGAAGGATTTTATTGCCGATAAGCTGGAGATCAGCACAAGGCAGCTGAGGAATTATGAATTGCAGAAAAATTATATACCGATGGATAAGGCCTATTTATTAGCTGAGTTGTTGAATTGTAAGCTAGATGATCTTTATAAACGATGTGACGGTTAAGTATGTGCCTATTGTACAGACAAGATGCCCTGTATGAATAATAGGCACAGAAAAAAGAGGCTAATTAAATTTAACCTCTTTAATTTCAATTGAATCAGGATTACGATTCATATTTACTTTGTCCACAATGATATAATTAACAGCAATCAAAATAAACTGTTTCTTTGCCTGATGGTCCATATATGACCAATTCAACTTTAAATCTGTCCATAAATCGATTATACTTGAATCTGCGGGGGATGATTCTTTTGGAGTTAATTCATTTAATTCCTTGAGGATCATCTTTTCTTTTTCGTTTTCTTCATCCATGCGTTTTTTAAAATCCAAATCCGTAATCATTTCTTGCACCCAGGCATACTGCCATTTTGATCGGCGGCTTTCAATATTTTTTAATTCATCCTGCAGCTGCTTGATTCTACTTTCTATATCTTCAACCGAAACAGCAACCTCTTCATTAACCATCTCATTGGCATATTCATTAAAATTCCAATTATCCATTAACTCAAGAAATTTTTGTTCGAAAAAATTTTCATTGATGGTTGGCAGGTCACAGGTGCCGCGAAGTTTATTTTGGCAAATATAATTATAAGAGTAATACTTTTTATCTCCTCTCTTCGTTGTGGAGGATTTACCGATTAGTGTGGATCCACATCGGGAACATTTTAAAACCTTGCTAAACATAAACCGAGATGTAGCCTGACGAGGATGAACACTTTTTCTATTTTCCATCATTTGCTGCGTTAAATTAAATTCTTCTTCTGATATGATAGCTGGCGCAACGTCATCCATTTCAAAATACTGTTCATTGTTAACTCGAAAATTATATCTTGTTGTTCCTTTATAAATTGGATTAGTTAAGATATAGTGAACCGAAGTTTGGCCCCAAGGTTTATTCCTTTTTGTTTTAAGACCTCTATCGTTAAGATTTTTAGCAATTTTCCACATGCCCATACCAGAGAGATAAAGAGTATATATTTCTTTTACAATAGCAGCATCTGAGGCATTTATTGTTAATTGAGAATCATTTGAAATATAACCAAATGGTGGAGTGCTTACTGTCCATTTTCCTTCTTTTGCTTTTTGCTGCATCCCGAAACTGACACGCTCTCCAAGCTGTTCTCTTTCCCATTGTGCAAGTGCCGAAACAAGGGTTATAAAAAGGCGGCCGATTGCTGTTGTTGTATCGTAAATTTCGGTTGCGCTTTTAAATTTGATGTTATGTTTTTCAAATGTATCCAGAAGAGTATAAAGGTCCATTACGGACCTTGTAAGACGGTCTAATTTATAAACCAACACACAGTCAAATAATCCTTCTCTAACTCCTTTCAACATACGTTGTAGCTCTGGCCTATCCATATCTTTGGCGCTGATCCCTTCATCTACATAAAATTGGACAATTTCCCATTCTTGAGAAAGTGCATAAGCTTCCAACTTATTCCGTTGCGCAGGTATTGAATATCCTTCCTCAACTTGTTCGTGTGTACTAACACGGATGTATGCCGCGACTTTCATATTGTTACTCCTCTTCACTAAATTTCAACCTATTCTTAATAAAATAATAGAACATTTGTTCTTGTAATGGTATAATTGTACCATGAATCCAATTTTTACACTTAAAAATATATAAATCATCACACAATTATTGTAAAATATCATGTAAAATAGGTAAGTCAATTGACATACAAATGTCGGCGAGTAGATAGAAAATCTACCCATTATCGTCTTTTACTCCGAGATTTTACAGGAATCCATTCGTACAAATCATCAATATCGCATTGAAGAATGAAAGCAATATTTTTAGCAACATGCAGCGTCATAATTCTTCGATTGTTTGAATAATGATTGATTTGTTGTCTGGTTACACCGATTCTTTCAGCTAGTTCTTGTTGTGACATTCGTGCCTGTAAAAGTTTGTCGGACAAAAGACATCTGCCGACATCATACAAATAACTTACCACCTTTGTTAATAGGAGATGTTTACAATGCACGATAGCGAAAGCGAAAGAGAAATAATTGATTTAAAACATTTTGCGGAATTGGCAAAAAAAACACTGTCCTCCATCAAATTCAAAAATGAAGTGAGATGCATTAGTTGTCCGATGATCCTTACCGCATGTGCTCACAGGGATAAAATACTTAATCAGATGGGCGAAGCAAACGAATAAGCTTTATTGCCTCAAGAAGCTCTTCCTCAGTAGCTTCAACCCCATCTACAACAAAATTATATTTTTTCTTTAGATCGGAAGGTACGATACTTTCTTCCACAAGAAGGTTGCCTTCCGATTTAGTAAAACCATCGAAAAAATAGTTTGGACTAACATTATATACTTCCGCTATTTTTTTTAATAAGTCAACCGATGCACCATAAACACCTCTTTCGACTTTAGATAAATTACTCCAATCATAATTAACTTTTTCAGCTAAAGATTTCAAAGTGTCCTTATGTTCTTTTCTAAGTTCCTTTATTTTTAAACCAACATGTATTCCCATAATAATCACCTACTAACATTATACTAATTGGTTTACAAGACCAAAAGTTATTAATTCATTAAAATAACTTTTTTGCTTAAATAACCAATTTTATTATTGACTTGGTTAAAAGAACCAATTATAATCAAGATATAAATTGGTTAAATGAACCAATAACAAAAAGAAAGGAGGAATTGATAATTGAAAAATAACATCGCAGTAATACGCAAAAAGAAAGGTATTTCGCAAAAAGAACTAGCTAAATCAGTTGGTGTAACAAATTGGTGGTTAAATCACATTGAAAGTGGTAAAAGAAATCCAAGCTTAGTATTAGCTAAAAACATTGCTGAAAAACTTAATGTAAGTATAAAGGATATTTTTTTAGATTAAAATTGGTTGTTTTGACCAATAGGAGGGTAATATGAACCAACCATCAAAAGAAACAGCAAAATTGCTGCTTCAGCTGCTTAGAAAAACTTCATTACCAATCATTTTAAAAAATGAAAAAGAAGGTGAGAAAAATGAACAAAAAATATCTGGCTTCTGATCTTGAACCGTTAAAAGCAATTGGTGAAGGTAAAGTATTGGATTTCATTAACAATTTTATTGATGGTGTGAATGAGAATCGCGAAAACAAAGCTGAATTAGTTGCCTATGTAATTAAGGATAACGATTTTATATCTAATATGTATTGTCTATTCAAAACAATAAATGGCCTGCTTTACAGGGAATTTACTTATTGCTCAAATACAAAACGGGTTGATGATTGCCTAAAAAAAACTGCCGAATATGGGATTGGAATTATTGAATACAGCATGGAAGATTTCTTTGAACTTCGAGAGTTTTATAAAGCGAATGCAAAGGCTGAATAAAGCCTTCTCTTTTTACCAAACATGCAAAATTTGCGGTGAAAAGTATTCATACATTTAAGGAGGTGATCATAGTGAGCATGCCAACTTGGTTAGTAAATAGCTTTCGAACTGGTTATGAAATGAAAGATATTTCCATCATTATTCAGTGCCATAAGATGTGGAACGAAATATTGAAAGTAAAGGGGTGAATATAGTGGGTGAACTTATGTTTGGGGTCGTTTTTATCATCCTTATAATTCTTGGGATGGTTGCATTTAAGCTTTTTGGAATCGTCGATTAAATATGAAATTCGAAACCACTATTAAAATTCAATACACATTGGATCCTGAAGAAATAGAGGAATTGAATGGTTTATCTTCATTCCACAAAAGACAGTTTATCCATATGGCAAAACAAGAAATTGCGAAATTGATACAGGACAATGTGGAATCTGATCATGTTGAAGTTTCCTTAACTGTTTATGAATAGAGGTGAAACCATGCACGGTAAAGTTACTGTTTGGTATATGACCGAAGAGGAACGCCAGGAATACATCAAAAAGCATCCAATTGTTCCGACTAAAAGAGAAAGAATCATTTCTTTTTCAGAAATACCAAAAGATAAATACAAGAAACATCAAGAAAACAGTATGAAATCAAAGAAAGGAGATAAATAAATGCTAATCAACAAAGTACTTTTGAATCTCGTATCTGATGCGGATCTTCATACAAAGTATGAGACTATCGAGTATTCAACAAGTTTAAGGGAAATTATTACTGTGGGCTATATGATGGATCATCCACAAGATTAGGGAGGTTGTGAGTTTGGATATTGAAAATAAGATGGTCATCGATCGACTTTGGAAAGATGATAAACCGAAAGTAGTCGGTGAATGTGAAGGATGCCAAGAGGAAATTTACGCGAATGAGGATTACTTTTATCTTCCGCTAAACGGTGAAATTTATCTTCATCAAAATCACGAATGTATTCATCAGTACATTATCGATATTTCAATCAGTGTGGAAGGTGAGGATTAATGAAACTTGTCTTAGATGAATTAAAGAAAAGTCTTAGATATCATCAACGTCAACTTCAGGAAAATTTAGACAAGATTAAATCAAATGAAGAATCTAATGTGATGCTGAAAGAAAAAAGCAAGGTACATGAAGCTACAATCGAGGAAATTGAAAAAGTCATCGAAGGGCTAATAGCTGGGGAGCAAGATTAGCCCATATGGAAATATTACATTTTTAGTATATCACGGAAAGGAATGAATTATGCATAAATCAGAAAGTATTGCTGAATTAGCAAAAGCATTGTCAGCCTTTCAGAAGGATGTTAAACAACCTTCAAAGGATAAGGTTAACCCATTCTTCAAAAGTTCCTACGTTCCTCTTGAGAGCGTTGTAGAAGCCATTACAAAAGTTGCTAATAAGCATGGATTAAGTTTCATTCAATATCCGATGAATCAAGAAAATAAAGTTGGTGTGGTAACTGTTATCCTTCACAGTTCTGGAGAATATATCGAAAGCGAACCAATTTTTGCAACACCTGTTAAACAAGATGCACAAGCAACAGGGAGTGTCATTACTTACCTGAAGCGATATAGCTTATCTGCAATGTTTGGCATTACATCTGATGAAGATGACGATGGCAACCTTGCAAGCCAAAAACCAAAAGAAAATATTGAATTTTAGGGGGAAATATTAATGTTTAAAATCGATCATAGCCAAGCTAAAGAAGGATTTACATCAATCACACCAGGAGAATATGAAGTAACGGTTATCAATTTTGAGCTTAAAAAATCATCCACAGATAAAAATGTTGTTTCTGTAGATTATGAGATTCGTAGTGATGTAGATCAAGATTTCCAAGCTCGTAAAATTCTATATGATAACTTCATTGTTTCAGAGAATACCATGTGGAGATTCCAATCAGCATCGAAAGCAGCTGGATTTCCAAACGGTAAAGAATTTAATTCTTTCAAAGAATGGGCTGAGTTTTTCCTTCATAAAAATTTACGCTTGGTTGTTGGGGAACGTGAATATAACGGTAAAAAATATGTACAAGTTAAGGGGTTTAAACCTTCACAAGCAGAACCACCAATGGAAATTGTAATTGATGATAGTTCGGTTCCTTTCTGATGATTATTTGAACCAAATTGTGTCGTAGTGAGGTGAAAAGAATGGATAATCCATCATCATATATTATGGATTACGAAAAGAAAGAAATTGTTCTAACTATATATACAAATAACGCACAAGTAGAAACACGCTTGAGCGAAAAAGACATTATAGCAATGAAAAATTGGTTTAAATTAGCGAAACATATGTGAACCAAAGGAGGAAAAACAATGAAGCCAAGCAAATTAGACACATTTATGTATGCACTTATGAAAGAGGCCAGACGGTATTCATTTAAGGAATTTATAGAACATTGGGGCATTTCTGAGGAAGAGTATGAGGAAATAAAAGATTGGTTTAAACAAGAGTTTGATGTAAAACTTTAGGTCGTCTTACGAGAATAAAACGAAATAACGAGGGGGTTTTTCCCCTCTTGAAGGGAGGTAAATCACATCAAATACCAATTCAACAACATTCCCAATGAGTTAAAACAAGTTCCGCAATGGATACTTTGGCGAAAAGAAGAACGTGATGGTAAAACAACCAAAGTTCCTTATCAAGTAGATGGGCAAATGGCTCAATCAAACAATAAAAGAACATGGTCTACATTTCACAGTGCTATCTTTGCCTATAAGAATGGTGGATATGATGGTATCGGATTTATGTTTTCAAAAGATGATCCATACATTGGTATCGACATAGACCACTGTATCAAAGATGGTGAATATTCATCGTTAGCTGAAGAAGTTATCGAAATGATGGATTCTTATACGGAATTTTCTCCAAGTGGCGATGGTGTCCACATCATTGTTAAAGGTGAGCTACCAATCCAAAAGGGAACCGGTAAGAAAAATCCAGAGTTAGGGTTGGAAATTTACAGGAATGGTAGATATTTCACTTTCACTGGGAACTCGCAAAATGTGAATGAAGTTGTAGAAAGAACGGATGAATTAGCGCTTTTATTCCAAAAGTATCTTAAAGAAAAAGAATCAAAGGTTGTAAAAACAGTCATTAAAAAAGAATCCAATATTAGTAATTTATCAAACTTTGAATTATGGGAAAAGATGTTCAACAGCAAAAATGGTCAAAGTATTAGGGATCTATTCGAAGGTGAATTAATTAACGGCGACCATTCTTCCACAGATTTAGCTTTATGTAATCATTTAGCCTTTTGGACAAACAAAGATGTTTTCAAAATCGATTCGATGTTTCGAGAATCGTCATTAATTCGTGACAAATGGGATGAACAGCGTGGCCAGCTTACATATGGTGAAATGACTATCCAGAACGCGATTAATTCCACAACATCGACTATTGCTGATCTTGAAGAAGAACCATTTGAAATTTTTATCGAGGAAAACGAAGATGATACTTTCGAAGAAAGAGACCCGTTTTTTATGCTCTCTGAATTAGGAAATGCCGAACGGCTTATTCATCATCACGGAAAAAATCTAAAGTATTGTAACGAGCTAGAATGGCTTATTTGGAACGGTAAACAATGGGAACAGGATAATAAGAGGGAGATTGAAAAAATCGCCTCACAAACATTCAGAGATCTTTACAGGGTAGATGATGAATCCGTTCAAAAGTGGGCTTGGAAATGTGAAAAACGTTCTATACGAATGAACAGTATTTTGGATGCAAGGCCTTTGGTATCGGTAAAGAAATCACAATTCGATTCACATAAATTTCTTTTCAATTGTTCAAACGGTGTTATTGATTTGAAAACAGGTGAATTCCTTCCACATGAACGAGATTATCTTTTTACTAAAATATCAGAAATTGAGTATGAAAAAAAGACTGATTGTCCACATTGGATTAATTTTATGGAAAGCATCTTTAAAAATGATGATGGATCTACGAATTATGAAATCATCAATTTTTTACAAAAAGCAATTGGATATACGCTTACTGGAGATATATCCGAACAAGTGATGTTTTTCTTGTATGGTACCGGCAGAAACGGAAAATCAACCTTCATTAATACCAT